TGTAAAGCTTGCATCTCTTTCAAATGGATAAAGCTTGTATGCGGTGTCTTTAAACATGTTAAAGAACTCTGTATCGTTTTGTGTGTTATTTTGATTTTGACGGTTTAATTGATTACCGTCTGGAAAATAAGACATAAATATTTCTGATTGCACTTGCGTTGCTAAACTATTAAATTCCGCTGGAGGTATGTAACCTCTTTGTTCTTTGTTTAGAATGTACAAGACTGTTTGATATACCGTATTTATACTTACTGCCATTTTTTATTTTGTTATAATATAGAGCCCGAATAAACGAGCTCTTTATTAATATTACTTGTTTTTATAGTTTTTTATCTATAGACTTATAGATTTCTACTCCTTCATCTGTTTTTAAGAAAGCCGCAAACGCTGAGTAAGGGTTTTCATCAAAAGGAACGTTCATTAATTTTCTATCATTTGATCCCCACGTAAATGTTCTTTGATCTTGTGATAGGCTTATGATGCCAACTTCTTGTGCTCTAATGGCAAAGTTTCTTAATTGAACATTTTCATCATTAGCTAAGCTGATAAACAATTGCGGATTTTGTCTAGCAAATAATAACAAGTCTCTTCTTAATTCTTTAGAACTCATTTCATTTACTTTAGATCCTATTTCAACTCTTAAAATTGCTTCTCCATGATCTACGTCCATTGATCTTGCTGCGTTTAAAGCATCTATTTGAAGATCCAAAATACTTAAATCGTCAATAGCTTCTTCTTTTGCACTAAACTCTTCATATAGCTTACCTTTTAAAGGGTGATATAAAGACAATAGCTTTTGCAAATTTTGCTTTGATTTTTCTACAGTTAAAGATCCTTTAAGAAATCTTATATGGCCCATAGTAACTTCCCCTTTTTGTTCATCTACTAAAGGTGAATCTTGATTTGTTGCGTATCTTATCTCTCTTTGTTTTCCAGTTTTTTCATCAAAGTACAGTAAGGCATGTTTTCTTGTGTGCTTTCCTGGTATTGTTAATGTTAAAGGATTTTTATTGCCCTTTAAATAATATACTCTATCTTTAATTTCCCACTCTGGTTTTGTGGGCTTTACTGGAGCAGCCGTTATTGTTGCCGCTTCTTCTTGAGGTGCAACCTCAACTTTTTGTGCTTTAGCTTGTTTAGCCATAATATAATAAAATTAAATAGTTATAAAAGTAATAGTTACCCCCGTTGATATAACGAGGGTAAAGATTACATTAATTTTGAATCATTAGATTCCTTTGAAAAGTACAAAGTTGTTAGCAGCTTGAGTTACTAAACATCTTTCAGATAGGAAGTTTACTTCCATAGCATCAAGAGTTGAAGTAAATGCACCACCAGCAGAACCAGTTAGCCAAGATTTCATTCTTCTGTCATCAGCCTGTGAAGCTCTATAACGTACGTGTAAGAATGGTCTACGGATATTAGTTCCTAATACTTGATCGTAAACTGTAGAAGTTCCAGCTGGAACTAATACACCTTCAACTGAATTGATACCGTTGATTCCTCCACGAGTAGAAGCGTCATTTAAGTATTTCCAATCAGTTTTGTAAAAGTCATAAGAACCTCTTCTAAATCCTGAAAATCCAAGATTTAAAGCCATTTCTTCTGAGTTTTCAAATAAACCAAAAGCAGTACCACCAGCAAATCCGCCAGAGATAGAAGCTAACATATCGTCAAAATCAAGAGATGTTTGTCTCTGTAAGAATAGCATGTTTTCTTCAATTGCTCCTTGAGTATCTAAATTCTTAAGGATAGCGTCAAATTCGTCAAGTCCAGCAGCAGCAGTAAATCCTACTTCTACATTTCCACGAGATTGAATAGCAGCAAACAACCCTTCAGAACCAGGTAATAAAGACGTTGCAGCAGCATTTCCAATTTGACTAAACTCACTTTCAATCATACTCATTTCTAAGTAATCTTCAAAACGTAGTCTTGTTTCAGATTCAGCTTTTAAATACCATAGGTATCCAGAAGTTCCATCTTCAGTTGCAACTTCTACCCATCCAATTTGAGCCATATCAGATCCAGATACTACGTACTGGCTTCTTAGGATTATTGGTGAGTTAGAGTATTGTGTAAACTGAGGCTCAACAGAAACTCTAGTTTGAGCAGTCTGCACATTTCCAACAGCTTGATTTATTTGAGTACCTTTTCCGTAAGAAGACCCGTATACAAATACTTTAATACTTCCACTTGTTAAAGCCGCTCCACCTACTACAGCAGCTCCGCCAAATCCAGCAACAGCAATTGTCCCTGCAGCAGCCGCTCCACCGATTACACTAGCTGTAACAATACCTTTTTCTTCAGCACCTGTAACGGTATCTAAAAGAACAACCGTATCATTTACAGAAATAGTATTTTGTACGCCAGGAAATCCAGCAGCTGGTGCTACAGTAATTAAACCACCACCAAATGTACAATTATCATAAGATATGTGTAATCTATTTTGTTCTGACCAAATTACTTGATCACTTGTCATTGGCATTTCAGCGCCAACCATTCTTAAAAAGCCTGATAACGTACGATTTCCGTAACGCTCTACTTCAGCTTCATATACTTCTGGCAAGTATTGTTGAGCAAAAGTAGTTGAATCACCATTTGCTGCGGTACCGCCGTTAAATTGTAGATAGTTGCTATTTAATAGCTCCTGTCTAGAGGAAGGGATTAAGCTTCCAAATTGTGGACTTATAGCCATAATTTTTTAGTTTTTTTAGTTAAATTTTTTTGTTTTTATTCGTAAGCTTTTGGAATCAGCACCGCTTATTGCTTTAACCTTAAGTCCGTTTATAAACACATCTCCTTGAGTAGACCTAGCTTTGGTGCTACTTAAGTTTTTAGAACTGTTTACAACTTCTTTAACGGCATCCGCTTTTCCTTGCTCATAAAAATGAGCCGCGATCTTATCCACGTTGTCAGCAGCATACATAGCTTTGTGATAGCCTTTTGTATCCGTAACATTACCTTCAGCGTCTAAGAACTTCCCGACAAGGTTTTTAATGTTTGATTGGCTTTCTGCAACTTTATCACGATTTTGAATATTGTACTTATAGCTTTTTTCGCCGACTTTAATATCGAAACCTTCGAAATTGTCATTGAAAAGCTCTTTGGTACTTTCCTTAAATTGTGCGTGTTGTTGCTCAGCTGTTTCTTGCTGCTTATTATATCGGTTAAAAAAGTCCATAGCTTTTTGTTGGTCTTGAGTAGTGCCCGGTCTCAACTTGATCTCGTCATAATACTTACTCTTCGTCTCTTCCAAATAGTTTTTGGCTTTTGCAACTTCTTCTTTAAACGCAATTTTTTTCTTGCGCGCATCTCTATCTTCGTCGATATCTTCATCAATGATAAAGTCTTCTAATAACATATCAATGTCTTCACCTTCTAAATAAGGCTTTTCTTTTTTATAGTATTCTTTTAATAATGTAACATCATCCACTTGGGAATAATCAGCATTAAGTCTTGTATAATCCTCTATCGTCCCACCGGTGTCTTCCATAAATGAAACTAGCTTTTCAATGTTTTCAGGTAAAGCTTTGCCAAGAATTCTTTCGTCTTGTATTGCTTTTTCTATTTGAGCTTCAACTTTTTCAGTTTCTGTTACTTCTTTGATTGGAGAAAACCCTTCAGCATCCTTGTCGGACTCTTGTACAGGTTCTCCCACCTTTGCGCTATCTCCGGATGGTTCTTCCACAGATACTTCCTTTGTTTCTCCGATTTGAATGGCATCTTCATTTGGTATTACCACTTTTGTAACTTCTGGCGGTAGCTCAATCAAAGGTTCTTTGATGTTAACTCTTACCGGCTCGTCACTAGGTGTTGTTAATTTTTTAGGAGTTTTCTTTTTAAGTTTAAACTCGCCTTCCTGTTTAACAGGTTCATTTGTTTTTGTTTCTTCTGACATAATAAAATATAATTAAATAATTGGTTGCTTTCTACATGAAAGCCTGTTCACCCTGATTGAGTTGTTGTTCAAAGTTTATTGGTAAGCCGTCGTTTTTTCTTTGGCTTATAAGTTCGCTTTGTTGTGTAGCTTCCATTTTACTACGACTATCTTTGCGATCTTCAATTGCACTTTCTTTTTGTTGAGTGTTTTGAACATCTAATTGTTTAAGCTGCATATCGTATTGAAATTTAGCTTGCATTTCTTGAGCTTTTAATTGAGATGCTATTTCCATACGCTGAATCTCCATTTGATTCTTGGATTGTTCAAACTGAACGTTTGCTCCCATTATAGCTTCTTGTTTTTGAACTTCAGCCATAGCTGTTTTTTCTGCTGTATCAGCCTGTGATTGCCCTTGAGCTGCTATATTAGCTTGTTGATTAGCTTGATCTTGCTTAGCTTTAGCTTTACGTTTTATCTTAAGCATTTGATTTGCTAGCTTAAGATTTTTAATGTTTCTTATATCTATAGCGTCCTCAAGATCAATACCTCCTTGTTGCAATGCAACTTGTATATTGTTTTCTAACTGAGCTTGCTCTTCTTCATCTGGTTCTAATTCTAAGAATATACCAAAGTCATGAAGATTTAAGTTTACTATTTCGTCTAAAGTTTTAATGTTAAATGTAGATATAGAATTTTGTAGAGCACTTCTAGTAAGTGGAAATTCTAATGCATCAGCTATTTTAAGAGCAATGTTTTCAGCTAGTTTAAGAGTAATGTAAAGGCTAGACTGGTTAATATGCCTAGTCGCTACATTAGACGCGTTAGCGGCCATCTTTTGAAGCCCTACAAGAGAGTTTTTATCCATAGCAGTACCGTCTCTAGCTTCATTAAGCCCGGTTACATCGCGTATCATTTGTAAATAATATTGATATGTTTGAATTAATGCTCCAATTTTTGCTTGACCCGAAGAACTATTAAGCTCTTGAATAGGCACTTTGCCGGCATTCATATCGCCATCTTGAGTAAGTGATCTACCAACTATAGAACCTGTTTGGAAATACATATTTAATGCCTCCGCTGGATTGTAATTAGTTCCGTTACCTAAATCAACTTCTGCAAGTCCATCCATATCTAAGTAGACACCGTCTGGCACCATACGAGATAAAACTTGTTGCAGTTTTAAATGTGTTAACTGAATCATATCAGCAAAGCCAATACATTTACTTACAATAGATTCAATACGACCCTTGTACATTCTAGGCGCACATAAAGCGTAGTTCATTTCTACTTTAGTTGTATCAGCGGTAGGTCTAGACATGTTTTCTGCTAGCTCCCACTTTATCATTTCATTAGAGCCTAATACTTTAGCTCCATTATATAATACCTCAATAGATCTTGATACTCTTTCAAAGTTATCATTTTCTGGTGGATTAAACGAATCAGGCTTTTCTAAAGCTTTCATTAATCCTTGTGGTGTTTCTTTTATTTTAAATACTTGATTGTGATATGTTTTGTAATCAAAGTATAATACTTGAACCGTATTTTCATCATAGTTACCCCAGCCCGTTATGTACTGGCTATTACCTGGCATTTTTTGAATTCTTTCAAGCTCTTCTTCTGAGATGTTTGGAAACTCTTTTTTAAGCTCAGGTATTGTTATAGACTTAACTTCTCCTACATAATACACATCATCAAAGTTTGGATCTTCTGTATAAGAATAAACCACGTAAGCAGGGTCTACATAATCAACTGTGATTCCTTCTGCGGTGTTAAAGCTAGTTTTAGCCACCGCTATACCTAACACAGTTAAATCCATATTTAATCTTCTTCTTGTAAGATCAAATTTGTTTTGAGCAAGCACAGACGCTATAGCTTCTTCTTCTGCTATTTCAACCGACTGCTTGTAGCTTAGCTGCATATGCAATTCTAGCTCATCTTTAGACTCA